GCCGTTGCGGTTCCGAGAGCCGTGGCTCGTGGGAACTTGATCGCGTTGCCGGTGGCAACACGGATCACATCAACAACATCTGGGTTGATGAATGGGTTGATCTGACCAGCCACAACATTGACGCGTGGGAACACGGCAACTGGATCGCCCAGGTTGCTGCTCTTGGTCACATCGCGGTACTCGAACGACTCGGTGCCGCCAGCAAGACCGATCGCGCGGAGGCGCTCGGAGTCGCTCTTAGCCTTAGGAGCCGTAGGAGCCACAACAGCGGCGAACTCGGCGCGAGCCTCGTCAGCAGCCTTGCGTGCTTCGGTAGCGTTCTTCTCGGACTTCATCGCCTCAGCCAGCGAGCCGGCCTCTGCGACGAGCTTCTCGAAGCGCGCCTTGTCTTCGCCCTCTAGGGCGATTCCCTTATCGGCGGCCTCAACGGCAATGCCGCGTGCCTCCGTCAGGAGGTTCGCTCGCTTGTCAGCGAGATTTGCGAAGTCGGACATAGTGTCCACTTCCTTTCTCCGCGCATAGGCGGACTATCTTCTTTGCTCTCCTCGGTGGGTTGCTCTAACGCGGACTCGCCTACTCAGGGCGGTGGGGCGTAGGCACGAGACCTAGAGTGCGTCACCTTCTGCCGCTTCCAGGGCAAGCATTGCCATAGCGACGGATGGGTCAACGACCTTCTCCTGCTTTGGCGCGAGCTTGGAGCGAACAGCATCAATGACAGCCACTTCCTCGGTGGACAGTTCTCGTCCAGCCTTGACTGACTCAAGTGTGGCCATCAACGCTTCAGCCTCTACGCCGATCTTTGGCGCAGTGACTTGGCGGATTGCCGTGAGACCAAGGGTTGCAGGGTAGGCAGGGGTCTGACCACCGGCAGCAAGGATGCTCACCTCGAACAGGTTGGCTTCCTTGATCGTGCGCTGATTGCCATCCCACGAATCCTGAACCTTCTGGAAGCCGAAGGACATACCGGCAGCGGCGCTCTCGTGCGTCAGCATCGAGATGACCTTGGCAGCGTCTGGGTCGGCTGGATCTAGTTTCGCCTCAACGCGCAGACCAGTCTCGTCCTCGGTCAACTGAAGGCGGCCGCTCGCGGTCGTTGCCAGAGCGCGCGTCTCGTCATGACCAAACAGGAAGGAGATGATCTTCTGCCCTGCGGATGCGCGAGCCAGTGAACGCTTGAAGGCGCTTGGCGCAATGCGCTCCTCGAATGGCAGCCCAGCGCTCGCGCTGTTCCAGATCGCAGCGTAGCCGCTGAAGGTGCGCTGACCGTCGGCATCAGCCTCGGCAAGACGGTACTCGCCAATCGGAAGTGAGCGAGTTTCTTTCTCTTTCATATCAATGATCTCCCTATCTTCAGCTGCGATCAAAGCATCTGCCCACGAGAGTACGCGATCAGTTGCGTCGCGGTCAGTTGTTTCCACACCCCAAAGGAAGCCAGCAACAGCGCCTGGACCTGGGAAGTCCTCGTTGTCCTGATCCTGATTCTGTGGTACGCCTTCCCAGTCGCCACGATGACGGCGAATCCAGGCAGCCATGCGGATCACCTTGTCGGTGTCTGCTCGTCCGGCTGCGAGTTCGCGTGCCTCGGAGATGGTCTGCGCCTGCAAGCCTTCGCCTGCAAGACCGTCCTCTACGAACGACAAGCCACGAGCGGCGGCGTTGCGGATGTAGTCAGGAACCTCGTACACCGCGCGCTCCTCGTCAGCGAGATACTCCTCTGGCGAGTACGCCTCAATCATCAAGCCGCGAGCCATCTCGCGCACGGCTGGATCATTGTCAATCGCGTACTCCAACTCCTCGCCGTACTGCTCCTTGAGCAGACCGTACTTGTACTCCTTGAACGCCGAGCCGGTGGCGAATGGCGAGCCGTCAAAGTCATTCAGGTGAACCTCTTCCACGCCAGCCACCTTGTATTCCTGAAGCCATGCGCGCGTCTCTTCTAGGCGCTCAATGCTGCGAGCCGAGACCACGATGAGTTGCTTGTCGCCAGACATCACCTGCTCGTTGAGCAGATCAATCAGCGGCTGGTTAGGCTGCTCGTTATCAAGGATCAGCGTGCCGTCAAGGTCAACGATGATGTAGCTCAAGCCTGTGGCTCCTGACCAACTACGCCGATGTTCAGTGCCTTGTAGTGCTCGTCGCCGCCTTCAACATCTGCGCGATCCTCAAGACGGCGGATCTCGTTCAGCGATAGGATGCCGTTATTCAGCGCGATGGCGTATGCGTCGTAGCGCTCCTTGGTCGTAGGTCGGAGCAGGCCGTCAAGGGTGAACTTGATGAAGGTCTGATCCGCACCTGGAACAAGACGCTGCAAGCCAGCCTCTAGGCGCGTGACGAGTGGTCCAAGCCCAAGGCGCAGCCACTCAATGCTGACGATCTCAACGCTGTTGTACGAGCTGTTGCCGCCTGGGTACTGGAGCAGGTGGAGCGGTACGCCCATCAATCGAGCGATGGACTCAACGCCCCAGTGCAGGGTCTCAACCAACTGCATATCGCTGATCTTCATGGACATCTGCTGGAAGTCTGCACCACCGGTCAGCACCGCGATCTTGTGCATCTTTTCGATGCCTTCGTGTCGGCGGCTGAATGAGTTGCGGAGTGAGTCCGCCTGATCCTGCGTCAACTCGCCAGGGATCTTGATCACGGCCGATGGGGCTGCGCCCTGCTCATAGAACTTCGCGCTGTACAACTGCGTGGCGCTGGCAAGGCCGAGTGTCGTGCGGTGCTGCTCGACAGGCGACGGCGCTCGAAGCGCGGAGCCGGTGGCGAAGAGTGGGATGTGCAGGATCGCGTCGGCGGTCAACTCTACGCCGACATTGTCATCGCCAGTGACGGTGTAGATCGGTGCGCCGTCAACGCTCTTGATGGTCACCTTCTGTGGATCAAGTACGCGCATCTCAACGATGTCGCCGTTGCGCCCCTTGATGAACAGCACGAACAGATTGCCGTCAATCAGGAGTGACGAGACCATGCGATGCTTGAGGTCAAAGCCAGTGAAGTTTGGATTGTTTGGCTGCGGCATCGTGAGCCAAGATGGTGACGGTCGGTATGGGCGGCGAGTGCCGTCAATGCGGATGTAGGTATCCCATGGCAGGGATGCGACGGTGTCGGCGTAGAGCTTTACCGCTGCGTAGTAGGCTCCGATGGAGAGTGCCGTCTGGCTGTTGATTGAGACACCGGCAGAAGAAACCGATGGCTGATTGTCGGTGATCCAAGTGCCACCTACGGCACGCTGCTCACCAAGGATGCGGCGAAGGATGCTCACTTACGGTCTCCTAGCGTATAGCCGATAGCGGCAAGAGCCGCGCCCAATGCGATGAGTCCCAATGGAACAGAGAGTAGCGCGAGACCTGCGATGACAAGTGCGCCACCCACAACTTCTAGAAGGTTGCTAATCATAGGTTGATCCACTCCACTTTCGCTGCTGACTTAGGTTCAATCTGTAGGAACTTTACACCCTGGAATGCGACCACGGCAGATACGGCCGCGTCAATGCGGTCAGGCGAAGCCTTGTACGCCTTGGTCAATACCTGCCCATAGCGAGTCAGGCGCGTGTGCACATTGCTGATATGGCGAGCCAAGAGCGGTGATCCGTCGTGGCGCAGCCCCTCGCCAGTCGCCACGGCCGTGAAGAATCGGTCTACGGCTGGACCCATGCGCTCAATCGTGGCGGTGTTGAACACTGCCACGCGCTTGCCGTACCGGCGCGTCCACTCCTCGATCTCGGATGACCAGCCAGGTGGGTCGCAGAACAGGGTCGCATCGTAGGTCTGCATGATCTGATCTACGAAGGCATCCACCTCGCCGCGCGGCACCGTCCAGTCTGGGTCGCGGTTGGTGTCCGACTTCTCCCATGCCTTGATGAGGAAGATGTGACCGTCCATGGTGCAGGCGGTGAGCACCGATGCGTCGCGCGCATACGAGCCGTCAAAGCCGATGCTCAGGCGCTCGCCTGGGATCAGCACTCGCTCACGATCTGCCAGCTTCATCCACGCCTCTGCGCCAATCCAGCGGTCTGGCGGCTGCACAAAGCGGTTGAGATGGTAGCGCTGCCACTCGTGCATTGGCACCTCGTTGGCTCGTGCCAGCAGTCGGTCAATGTCTACGAATGCCGGTGCGCTAGGGTTCGCCTGCTCTAGTGCAGCCCTACGGCCAGTGTCAGTCTCTAGGTCATGGCTGTCCGCAGCAGCCCACCACTCGACTAGGAAGGAAGGGTCGCTCACCTCGCCAGACGAGATGCGCTTGGCGTAGGTCAGCATCCTGCCGAGCAGCGTGTTCTCGTCGGAGCCTGCGGTCGAGATGTTCAACTCCAGTGCCTCGGCTCGCTTGGCGAGTGAGTTAGAGAGCACGAGATGCACGCGCTCTTTGTTACCTGTCCACTCGTGCAGCTCGTCAGCGATAAAGCAGGTAGGGCGACCGCCGTCGTTGGTGCCTGCCGCAGCGGCGACGCGGTACATCCGGCCTGGGCGATCCTTGATCAGGATCTCGGTGTCATAGACCTCAAAGAGTTTGGCAAGTGGACCCTGCGTAAGCATGATGCGCGCGGTACCGAATAACAGGTCAGCCTGCTCGAATGATGCCGCAGCGATAGGAATGTTCGGCGACTTCGGAGCCTTTGGTCCTGCCAGTTCTGCCAAGGCGATAGCCGCGAGCAGCTCGGTCTTGCCGTTGCCCTTCGGCGTACCCAGCAGGGCGCGCTTCACGGTGCGCTTCTGTGTGGCTGCGTCGTACTCGTAGATCCGCCAGATGTAGGCACGCTGCCACGGCTCTAGGCGGAATGGCTCGCCAAACTTGTCGCCTTCACCGTGGACTAGGTTGGTCTCAATCCAACGACAGACCAGCCCACCCCACGACGGTGGTGGTGGACTACTGATCGGCGACGAGTAGAGTGGCCTCTTCTGCGGAGTCGTTGCCGGCTTCAATGTAGCGTGGGTCGGCTTCGGCTTCGGCTTCCGCGAAGGCTGCGTTTGCGATTCTGGCATTGAGTTCCTCCAGGCTGCGTGCGGCTTCACCATACACGATGCCTAGCGTCAGCCCTGCCTTAGGGTGCAGACCGAACCGATCCTCTAGCTGGCGGATCTCGGCATCTACTGAGGTGCGCTGTCGGTACATAGGGTTGAGAATCTTCTGACCCTGAGAGCCTGAGATCATCGGCTCTTCGCGTAGGTAGATGTCCATTCGCTCGCGCTCGTCGTACATCGAGAAGAGTCGCTCAAGCGCTGGCATCTGCGCTGGCTGCACGACCTGAGCGAACGGTGAGCGCCAGAAGATCTCCCATGACTTGACCCAGCGCTCGGTCAGGTGGCTCGGTGCCGGTGGAATGGCCGCAGGATCAACGGCGATCTGGGGCAGCACGCCAAGATCTTTGGTCGATCTGTTCTGCCTTTTGTCTGCTGGCTTTTTCGCGCTCATCTAAAAAAACTCCTAACCGTTCGTGGAACCCACACCGTACAGGAGATTGACGAACTCGGCGCTGGGTACCGTAGGGTGCACGCTACTCAGAATCTGACCGCCCCTCCCTATCGCGCTTCGCCCACCCCTTGCCTTTGAAGAGCACAGCACTAGGCGTGAGCTGCAAGATCATCCAAGGTCCACACTCGCAGCGTGGCACGACTGGCTCAAAGCCAGACTGGAGTCGCTCCTCGATCTTGCCGCAGGTCGGACACTTGAACTCATAGATCGGCATTGGGCACCCAGTCCTTGCCAGCCCAGTACGGCTTGCCATCTCGGCGCTCTTGGGTGCGGCGGCAGTAGGAGCACTCGCCACAGGTGGGCGCGTCTGGCACTAGGTCACGCTTGCATAGGTTGCAGTACAGGACGCGAGAACAGGCGCGGCGTTTGCCAAGCCCACGAATATCGCCAGGCTTGCACAGGTGCTCGATCACTTCGCCTTCCGTCGCTGTGCGCGGTTCAACGCGACTGGCTGCTCTGCCGGTACGCCTAGCTGGATCTTGCCACTGAAGATGTCAGCGAAGAGCGGCTGCCACTTGGTCGTGTAGACATAGTCAGCGTCGTACTCAAACATCTTGGCGGCCAGAGCGGCGCGGTCAATCTCGCCAGCCTGTGTGGCGATGTAGTTGAGCGTCAGCCCCTCAAGGATGCTCTCAACGCTTGGGATCTTCCACCAAGACTCCTGCATCTCATCCCACTCTTCCTGACCTTCGCAGACATAGCCGTGGTCTTTCACCAGCTCTGGCTGCGCGGTCCAGTCGGTCACGATGACTGGCGTGCCACACGCCTGCGCCTCGATCACAGGGATGCCGAAGCCCTCACCGCGTGAGGCGAGCAACAGGACATTGGCAGAGCGCATGATGCTGGCGAGCGTCTCTGCTGGGATGCCTGCGCGCATCTGGCTGCTATTCACCCAGCGGATGCGATCCTCTGGAGCGCCGACTGCCTTGAGCACAGGGATGAGGTTGATGCCGTCTAGGTGACCCCAGCGGTCGGTGTGCAGGTACAGGTAGGCATCCTTGTGCTGCTGTGCGAAGAGCGCCCACGCCTTCAGCATCTCAGGGAACGACTTGCGCTTGCCCTTGTTCATCGCGGTGATCACGGTCAGGTGCGCGTCCTCCGGCACTCGGAGCACATCGCGGCAGGTCGGCCCCTCGTGCGTCCAGATCTTCGTGTCAATGGCGTGAGGGATGTAGACCAAGCGGTCGCGCGGTACGCCTGCCTTCAGGAGTGCCTGCTCGCCGTGCTTGCTCATCGCCACGATGAGCTTGTTGCCACCCTTGATGCACCACTCCGCCACGCGCGGCGGCACTGGGTCATGGTCGATCGGCACCCACGAGACCACAGGCAGTTGGTGGTAGGCGTCGTTGATCGCCACCCAGACATCCATGAGGGTAAGGCCGAAGCCACCCTGTGAGGCAGCCATGGCGATGTTCTCTGGTCCAGAGTCATTGGCGTACTTGATCAACCCCTCGGCGAATACCTGGATGCCCTCAACCTCCATGTTGGTCGGAGCGCCGTAGTTCGCAGAGACTCCGACAGGGATGCCATCTGCCTTAATGCGGTGCGCCAGTTGCTTGGTCTGCTGGCCGTAGCCGGTTGGTGCGACTGGCGTGTTGCTCACGATGATGATTGGCTTGGTCATGATGCCCTCCTAACTATGCTTGGTGATCTTGCCGTGACAGACCCTACACAGCGTGCGGAGCATATAGGTCGGCACGATCAACGCGCCTCCCTGACTCAGCGGCTGGATATGGTCTGCGGTGAGTGGGTTGCT